CGGAACGCCGCGCACGAGGCTGGCGACTTGGAGCTAGCCTCGGGTAAAAGTGAGCCCACTTTGGGTGATCTGCTCAGTGATCTACGCGACTACGCGGCGGTCAAAAGCCAGGGGGTTCCCGAGGGAACCGTCTCCCGTATCCCACAGAGGCGATTCGTGGGGGATACGGTCGATTTCCCTGGTGGCACGCCACGCCGGCAGGTCATTGAGAACAACGCTTCTGGCGAGTCCTCCGCGAGCCTCGAAGCTCAGCGGCGGCTTGCTCACGAGCGCTCGACGGGCTCGGCGCCGTTCGGCATCGACCCCGAGGGCAACCCGACTGCCATCGCGCACACGGCTGACGCTGTGGACCTGAAGGCGCCCAAAGGGCACCTGAAGGTGCAGATGGACCCCACAACCGGCAAACTGTCCATCATGGACCGTGGCGGCATGTCGCTTCAGGCGGCAAAGGGGTTGCTCAACCGATACCTCGCGCTCCACGGCACGAAACTCGGAGACGCCTTCGGGTCATGACATGGCAGGCAAGAAAGTACAGCTCCCCGTTGTTGGCGGCATCCGCAAGGTCGTTCGTGTAACCGACCCTGCGGCTGCTACAGCCAACCCAGGCACCACGATCACGGAGTTTGCGAACCAGACAGTCTCGCTGGCGCAACTCAAGCAAGCATTGGGGCTCAACACCAAGACCAGCTCGAACGCAGGTGGCGGGGGCGCGGCGGCTGCGCTTGTCCCTGGACCCGGTTTGTCTGGTGGCGGAGTGTTGGTTGGCGCGGTGCCAATCAACCTCATCGCTCCGATACCCGCGTTCATCTTCGAGGAAGGCGGCGGTGGGGGCGGCGACGGCGACCCTGGTCCGCCTGGGCAGAATGGAGCTACCGGTGCAGTTGGTCCGACAGGGCCGGCTGTGTACTTCCTGCCTGATGATCCTGAAGCCGCGCTCGACGCTGTGCCCGGCGCTGTTGGTCCTCCAGGCGGCACTGGCGCAGGCGGCCCAATGGGGCCGGCTGTATTCATGAGTGCTGATGATGGTGAGGACGGTTGGCATGCGGTGCCTGGGCCGCCCGGCCCGCCTGGAGCCCCAGGCGCCAACGGCGCCAACGGGCTTCCTGGGCCGGCGATTTACATGCTGGCTGACGATCCGATCGAGCCAGACATCATCCAGAGCGGCGGCACTGCGGCATCGTCCTCGCAACCGAGCACGGTCAACAACCAGCCTGACGGCATCAATGTCGTCATGCCGCTGCCGAATGGTACGTCGAACACTAACTGGAGCAACTATACAGTTACGGTGAAGGTGCCGGGTTCCCAGCTCTTGCATTCCGTCAATAAGTGGAAGCTCTCGTTCCAAGTCGCTTCTGGTTTCGTAGACCTTAGCTCGGTTCGCGTGCTGCGCACTGCGGCCGGCTCGACCACGATCATCGATACGACTAACGTAGCCTGGGGCGGTGTTACCAACCCGACCCTCGGCGCGGGAGCGCTCAACTATTCCGATCCTGTGGCCTTGTCGCTGGACCCGCAGCACGATTACTATATCCAGTATTACATGGCCACGACGACCAACAATACGGCTGTCGGGCTGTTCCAGGCGTCTGCGGCTGGCACGTTTAACGCCTTCACAGAAAGCCATAACACGGGCGATACGCGCGGCACGATTCCTGGGAGCTTCAACAACAACCAGTCGATGGCTATTACGCAGATCATCACGAGTGGTGACACGGCGGGCTTTGCTGGAACCACGCAGCCGGACGGCATGAACCTCGTGCTACCTGCTACTCAGAGCGGTACATCGTCGAGCTGGAGCAACTACACGATCAACGCGAAGATTTCAGGCGGCGCACTGCTGCATTCAGTGCCGGCTGGAGATTGGCAATTCAACTTCGTCATCAATGCAACATTCCATGCTGACGTGACGAAAGCGATCATCCGGCGCACGCTCGCCGGTTCGACGACCGTTATCGACACCATCAACGTGACTTGGGGCGGTATCACTGCTCAGACGCTCAACGCTGGTCAGAACTTCTGCGATCACATCACAGCTTACGGGCTGGACCCGCAGCACGATTACTACATCCAGATTTACCTGACAACGAGCACGAACAACTCGGCGCTCACTGTGACCACAGGCAGCACCACTGGCATCCCAGCGGCGTTCGTCGCGCTCACTGGCGGGTACAACTCCGGTGACAATACGACTACCGCGCTGGGCTCGTTGACCATAGGCTCGACGCTGTATGGGCTCGGCATGACCGTGCTCTCGAAGTCCTAAAATGGACCCCCGGCCAGGGGGTGTACTAGACTCTCCTAATTCGGAGGATTTATGGCCAGTAATAAGATTCTGAACGTCCCGGCAGCGTATATCTCGAACGCTGCGGCGAACCTGTTCAACGTGGGAACCGCCACGGGCGCAGTGGGTTTCACGTCCACGAACCCCTACGCGATTCTCAAGCACATCCGCATCAGCAACAAGACTGCTGGCGCCGTCAGCGTTACGCTCTACAAGGGCGCGACAGGCGGAAGCGCGGGCGGAACTGAGTTTGCTTTCGCGGGTGTGTCCATCCCAGCCAACAGCTACGTTGACTGGTACGGTCAAGCGCGATTCGATTCCGCCGACTTCCTCACCGGCATTGCCGGCGCCGCATCCAGCCTCATCATTGAGATGGATGGCGAAATCGGCATCGCGTAAGGAGCGCCGCCATGGCTAATCTACGAATCACTGGTTTCTCAGGGCTCGGCGGCGGCCGGAATGACGACGTGCAAGCCGTCGCTGGTCCACCGACCGAGGAACAGATTGTCGCGATTGGCGGCGCCTCTGCGCCGTCTGCTGCATTCGCAGCCAATACAACCATCGTCCGGCTTCACGCCGAAGCCATCTGCGCGGTGTATGTCGGCGGGCAAAACCCAACGGCGACTGCCGGCCAGAGCGCGCGAATGCTCGCTGGCCAGACGGAATACTTCCGCGTCGTCGCAGGCGACAAGCTCGCCGTAATCGCGGACACCTAACATGGTTGGTTTACTCGGCATGCTCGGCACTCTCATGTACCCCGATCCGGTTACGCTCGGGTTGCAGACCAGTTCATCGGGTGCCGCAATTCTCACTGAAGCCGGCCCCGCCTTGGCGACGGAAAGCGGCTCGACTCTCGAAACGGAGAACGGTCCATGAAAACTCGCATACTCGCTTTTGCGCTCGGCCTTGTTGTGGCCACTGTGGCGTTTGCTGATACCAAGATCAGCGCCCTTCCGGCCGCGTCTGCTCTGGCGGGCACCGAGACCGTGCCTGTCGTGCAGAGCGGTGCCACCAAGGGCGCCACGATCAACCAGATAGCAACGAAGGTGCTCACGGGCAACGCTGCCACCGCTACGGCTTTGGCGAGCGCACCAACCGCGTGTACCGCACCGCAGTTTGCGACGGGTATCTCTGCCAACGGAAACTCGGTAGGCTGCGCAGCAGCCTACAGTGTGGCAACAACTACAAACATTGGCGGTTCGGCGCTAGCAGCCGGCGCTTGTGCATCCGGCACCGTCACAACGTCAGGCGTAACGACATCTACTTTGGTTGGTATCGTGGTGACACCGCAAACATACCCCGGAGACGGGTTTACATGGTATGGCTACATCAGCGCCACCAACACTGTCACGGTGAAGGTATGCGCGATCGTCGCTGGTACGCCGACTTCTTCGAGCTACGCAGTTCGCGTATTGTTCTAGGAGACTATCATGGCCGCTGATCCAATTACGGGCGCAGAGGAAGCAGTCACGAGCATCACGAATCTCGTTGGCCGGTTCTTCCCCGACAAAACGGAAGTGGAGAAGGCGCAGCTCGCAGGCGTGCTTTCGGTCATTCAGGGGCAGCTCGCAGCGAACACCGCTGAGGCTGCAAAGCCGGGGCTACACTTCCGCGACGGTGCAGGGTGGGTATGCGTGGCGGGGTTTGCGCTCATGGTGCTTAAGGCGCCCATTGAATGGGTCTGCGCAATTTGTGGTCACCCTATTACGCTACCGGCTGCTGACACCACAGTCAGCACTGACATGCTGTTGGGGCTCCTGGGCTTGGGCGGCATGCATGTATACCAACAGGTGAAGTCGTGAACGCCCGCATCCTTGCCTGCACTAGCCTCGGGACCTGCGTAGTGAGCTTCGCGGCCTACGCAGTGCCGGTGCTCCAAGTCATCGCCCTGGTCGTGTCGATCCTCGCCGGTATCAAAGCCCTGCGGAGCAAGAAGTGAAGCTCGGGGCGGCAGGAGCCAAACTCATCAAGAGTCGCGAACAATTGCGGCTCACGGCCTATAAGCCGACGCCCACGGATAAGTGGACGATCGGCTGGGGCCACACCGGCAAGGAAGTCGTCGAGGGGCTGACCTGGGTTCTCTCCCAGGCTGAGGCGGCCTTCGTCAGCGACACGCAATGGGCTTGCACGGCGGTAATGAAGCACGTCGATGTCGAACTGAGTCAGAACGAATTCGACGCCCTGGTAGCCTTCGTATTCAACGTGGGCGAGCCTCAGTTCGCCAACTCGACGCTACTGCGGGTGCTCAATACCGGCGACAAGGCCGGCGCGGCTGAGCACTTCGCGGAGTGGAACCATCAGGACGGCAAGGTACTCCCTGGCCTGACTGTGCGCCGAGCCCAGGAGAAGGCGCTGTTCACCGCTGCGGCCCCGTCTCCCGCCACCTGAGCCCATGCTTTCGAGCGCTCGCCCTAAGCGCTTCCCGAGGCGCTACGTCGGCGCGAGCCAGCAACCAGAAGTAGATGCCCTGGAACGTCGGCCCGTGGTCCTGAAGCCACCACGAATGGAGCTGCGTGCATATGTGGTGGGCGGTCTCGTGGAGCACCACGGCTGGGTTCTTGTGATCGAGCCGTAGGCTGATATAGGCCGCCTTCGGGTTCTTGGGGTCGCTATAGCTGTAGCTCATCTTCCGCCCCTGGTGCTGCCGGATTGGCACAGGAGCCACGTTGAACGCCTCGCAGGCTGTCGCGTGGAGGCGGCGGCACTCCTCCAGCGTCAGCGAGCCCCGATTGAACGCCGGCCAGTCTGCCTCGAAGTCGTACAGTTTCTGGCACCACGGGTCGGGCTGGCCGGTCGATCCGATAGAAAGGTTCATCCCGAAGGTCTCCGCCAAGGCCGGTCGTCCGGCTCAGGCGAAGACGCTACCAGCCTTTCCCGAGCCGCCGCAATCTTGACACGGCGGCTCGGGCGAGCGCGCGGGTCCCTTTCCGCGCGCTCCAGCAGTTTCAACAACTTACGGCTCACGCCCGAGGGACGCTGACCCACGGGGTCTCCTTGCCCTTCGGCGCCTTGTCTGCGAACACTTCCATTTCCCAATTCACTCCCAGGTCGGCGTGAGTCGTCCAGAGGTTCTGGCTGGCTCGCGAGAAGCGGAAGTTGTGTTGGGCTGCGTACTCGTCATAGCCCTTCAGACTGTTGTTGACGATCAGATGGCTGAGCGTGATGCGCTGATGCCAGTGCCCGCACTCCAGAATGTCGAAACTCTGATCGACCGCACTGTTGCGCTGCTGCTTCTTCTGCGTGCCGCGCATGAGGGAGCCGATAGGTCCGATGATGGAGTCAGAAGCGGGGAACTGGTCGCCGTGCGTCAGCAGGTAGCGCGTGTTGTAGACCTTGTACAGCGCATCCGCCGAGTCAGGAATGTAGAACTGGAATCGCTTGTCGGCCGCGAAGTGCTTGGCCAACATCTGGTAGAGCAGCCAGCCGAAGCTCGTTGCATTGCGATCCTTGTTCCACGTCTTCTTGGTGTCACGGTCGTGGTTGCCCGAGACGCACGGCACGAAGACGTTGCCGAAGATGCCGGCGAGGTAGGTCAGTGCAGCGACGAGGTTTTCAAACAGGTCCAACCACGTCGGCATGATGCCCTTCTCGTTGGTCGCGGCAAGCTCCTCATGGATGTTGCCACCAACCATGTCGCCGCCCAGCTTGACCACGATACCAGGGTAGCGCATCTGCGGATCGAGAATTTTCAGCAGGTAGGGGACGGTCTCAACGACGTGTTTAAGCCGGCGCCGCGCAATGGCGAGGTTGAACTCGTTGACACCGTTGACCTGCTCCTTGAACACGCGCTCGCCCCAATGCAGGTCCGACAACAGCAAGCCGGGCACGCCGGGCGCCGCTGACGTGATGCGCTGCTCATAGAGCCACTTCGGCGGCTGGAGCTTGTTGGTCTCCAGG